GATCACCAGGTCTGCCGCGCGCTTGGCTTGCTCGAACTGCTTCGGCGGGATCTCCTTGGCGCCGCTCAGGTACGGATAGTTCGGGTCGTTCTTGTTCCAGCAACTGAACTGGTACGGCGCCTGGCACACGCCGGCATAGCCCTCACCCCACCAGGACTTGTCCCGGCCGTCCTCCACTCGGTTGCGGATGGTCCAGGCCACGGCAATCTGGCCGGCCAAGCCTTCGCCACGAGCCTCACCCCACAGGGTGCGGGCCAGGATGTCTCGGTCCTTCTCGGAAACAGTCATAACTTTTCTCCAGGCAAAAAAAATCCCGCTCGATGGCGGGTTGCGGTGTTCAGTGTTGATCAGATCGTTTCGGCGGTGGCCAGCATTGGCGCGGCGATGATCTCGGGGGTTGGCGGCTCCAAAGGCCACACCGGGGCCTGGTACCACGTCGGCTGCACGGTGACCTTGCCCAGGGCGAACTTGTAGGTCTTCCAGGTCTTCAGAGTCAGCAGCAGTGCGGCCTGTTCTGCCTCGTCTTCCGCTGTCGCTTCGCCAATGTCGATGCCAAAACCGATCGTATCGACACGGTCCTGAATGCGTGCGATCTGAGCCACCGCCCGTGTATTGCGGGCCTGCAGCTCTGCCTTCGCTGCCGTGAGCTGCGCAGCGTGAGTAGCGGTATCCTTCATAGCCTTGGTGATGAGCTGCGACCAGTCGATAGCGCCTTGGGCGATAGTGCTCGGAAATGGCTGCTGCTCAGGGTAACCGCCATCTTCATCAGGCAACGGCATGGGCAGCACCACACGTCCATCAGGCACATCTATCAGGTCAACGGGGAAAGCCTGCTCAGGGCTGTAGTTCCATGGATTCGGAAGAACCAAAGTCAGAGTGAGTTCACCATTGATGTTGTCGACGTTCCCGTCGAACCATTCCGAAGTGATTGCAGAAAGAGGCAGCGTGTACCCATCGCCAACTCCAGAAAAGTCAAATACAACGCCGTTAACTATCAGTTTGCTGCCATCTCGGAATACATCGACAGTGTCATCAGTACGACGAGGGGAAAGTTTTATGAGCATTAGAACCACCTCCCAACTACCAATGTTCTAAAAACGTAAGAGTTAGCGGTTGTAGAACCGAGGGCGGTAAAACTGGGCAACGACGTGGATGAGTTGAGCCCTGTATTAATAAATACAGCCGCTCTAGCATACCCTTGCCTTGACGAATATATCGTACCCCCAGCACCATCAAACAAAGTGAAGAATTGCAGTTCTGTGGTGGAGAAATATTCCCCCACAGGTGTGATTGGCAATCTAAACATAGGAATGACATGCGTGCCCGCCGGGACTGCCACGTTAACAGTTTGTAAGTCTCGACAAATCAAAGTACCGCAAGCGTATTTTTCAAATACACCATTTGCGTTACTGCCTGCTTCCATAAGCGCGCCAGTTGGCACCACAGCAGACTGGCTTACAGTACCCACCATGGCGGCAGCGGCCAACTTGGTAGCTGTACCCGTAGAGTTTCCAGTACCACCGTTGGCGATTGGAAGAGCTGCGGGCAGCGCCACAGGTGAGCCCCCGCCCCCAAGAGCCGCATAGAGCTCGTCGAAGTTGCTCATTGCTTTCGTGAAGGCGCTTCGAGGCGTGTCGCCACCGACACCAGTTGGAGCGGTGCCGAGGTTGATAGTTTGTTTGGACATATTGTTACCTGTATGAGGTATGTAACTATTCAGGCAGCGAGCCGTGCAAATACGGCAGGCAGGAAAAATGCGAACGGGTTACCTAACCCAATCGTTAGTGCATATAAGTTTCCACCAGTGAAATCCCACCAACAATACAGCGCCCTGCTTTGAACGCCATCATTCAGCATTGGCATTCCGAAGGTATTAATCAACATATATTCCCCTACCGGAAAATTGAAATTAACCCGATAGTAGTTTCTCGGAACACCTTGGTCCGTGGTGTCGCTTTTTATATACGTCCAGTTCTGGAAGGATCTTGTAAACCGCGCATAGGGGGTATCAGTGTCAAACAATAGTTTCGACCCACCATCCCAAAGCCTCATTCCATAATTCGCCAGAGCGGTCGCGGCGAAGCCGCAAACAAAATACGCGCCGTTAGGCTGTAGGGTGTTCACGTCATAGGCCCTTACATAAAAGCCCGTCCAGGCACCTGGAGACCCAATGACGCGAATCAAGCACAGGCCAGCTATCCCGCTGGAACCAGCCGGCCGAATGAAGACAAGAGGAGGCTCCTGGCTGGTAATGGTCTGCGGGAATGATGTTACCGATCCTAATCCAGACTCCTGCGTTGGCTGGTAAGTACCTTTAGCCAACACCACCAAGCGGGTGAATTCTGAATCAACAGTTACAACACCGTCGTTATTAGTAAACTCTAATCCGTATGACATCAGGAATACCTTATAACGATGAGGCGCATGCTAGATGAGGTAGTGTTGCTAAACTGCTCCCTACCCCGGATGTAGCTATATACCCGAACAGCGCCGCTTATCACCTCGGTTTCAAGTTGCTTGTCTGTACTACTCCAATTACCAATTGGAACGACAAAAGCAGTGCCGTTTGAAGGCGTTAACCCCGGAACTGATATCGTTTGATAATTGATCGAATTGGAACCGGTGACCACACCGCTATAGACGACTCGCATCGTGAAAGAGCTCGGGTCGAGCGTTAGATTTCCACTTCCATCCCAAACCGCCAGGCCATTACTCATGCCGAAAGGTCCCCCAGTTGGACGCGCTTAACGCCGTTCTCGTCGTAGATCTTGATTGCACGGTTTGTCATGGTCAGACGACCGCCACCAGGTGCTGGGCCGTTGAATTCCAAGTTTCCGGCCTTATCCAAGCGCCACCCCTGCACCCCGGCCACATAGTTGTCGGATTGCAGGTACTGGCCGATCTTCAGCATCGTGATGCTGCCGTCCTGGATGAAGGCCGAGTTCATGAACACCTGGCCGTTCTGCACGGCGAACGGAACCGAGATAGCCCCACCAGCGATGGTGTTGACGACGGCGAATCGATCCGCACTGACAAGGAACTGACTCTGCAAGCCTGCTGCCGTGTTCTCAATCCCAAGACCGATACCGGCCGCCACGTACTTGCCGTCAGCAGTCAACTGCATCTTCACCGACCACATCGTCGAGGCCTTGCCGTCCAGTGTTGCGACGGCCTGACTGACTGTCTGAACGGTTGAAGTGTTTTGGTTGACCTGGGCCTGCACAGTGTCAGTGCACTTGGCCGTGGCGATGCCATCCTCCAGGCGAGCCGACTGCTCTGACCAGACGCCGACATAGACCTGGTCGGAACCGGCGTAGCCCGTGGTGTCGCCGGCCTGCACCGGGTTGACCTGCAGGTATACGCCGTCGAGCTTGGTCGCCTGAGCTGTGAGCTGATCGCCTTGCTGGGTGATCTTCAGGGTGTTCTGGGTAACCTGCGCTGCGGTCGCGTTCGCCTCTTCAATCGCTTGCCCGATGTCGGTCCAGTACGTCGCGTTTGGCGGCGGCGTATTGATAGGAACGTTCTGATCCGCCTGGTACAGCCGTCGACCAACTCGTACCGTTTCCCCCTGCTGGTAGGTGTCGTCTGGGTTGTACTCCAAAGCATCTGAGATGTTGTCAATCTGATCCTGAAGCCCAGGGATTTTGTTGATTTCGTCTCGTAGGTGCTGGCCCAACTCCGTCTCAGTGATCTTGCCGGCAATCAGGTCCAGAATCGGCCCAGCCTCGGAACTGGCCTGGCCAATAACCCCGTTGCCGACCGGGTACCACGGGCCCACGTTCCCGGTGCGGTCCACCAAGCGCGCCCAGAAGAAGAACGTAGCGCCTGCCAGCAGGCTCTGCATGCTGTAGTCGCTCTGGGGATACGCCAGGTCGGCCAGCTTCGTGGCGTTCGCCAGAACGTTGGTGGGCCCGTACCAGATCTCCGTCCGCTGGGTATCCTCGGCGCCGGCCGGGAAGCCCCACTTGAGTCCAATCCCGAACAGCAGCGAGGTGGTGCTCAGGAACGACACCGCCGGCGGCAGGCCTTCCTTCCCCTTCAGGTCCGTCAGCGCAGAGGTTCGCCAGATCGACGAGATGTCGAAGGCACTCACCGCACGCACGCGGGCCACGTAGCCGCCAGCGTACATACCCACCACGTCCACGTTGGTCGAGCCGGTGCGCTGCACCTTGATCCAGTTGCCGCTGTCCTTGCGCCACTCCACGTCGTAGGCCACGGCGCCGGGCACGACAGGCCAGCTGATGGTCATGGTGGCCACGGCCAGCCCCTGCACGACCGATGAGGTGGATGTGAGGGTTACACTTGCCGGCGCTGGAACCACGGTGATCGGAATCGCGCTGATCGGGCGGTCTTCCAGGCGCGCGCCAGTGTCGATGAAGGCAAATTTGCTTGGCTCGTACTGCAGAGCGCTGATTTCGAAGTCGCCTTCGGCGGTGCGCTTCGTCCGGAGCACGCGATACAGTGGAATTGCCAAGTCATCGGCATCGAGCGCCCACTGGAGCTGCGCCCGTGGCGCCTCGCTGTAGGCGATGGTCACGGTAACCTGGCGGCCCGACACGCTTTCCACGGTACGGCCTTCGGCCTGCCCGCCCGGCAAGTTGATGATCAGGCGGTCACCGGCCTTGGCCTGGGTGTCCCGGTCCAGGGTCACCACTCGGCCAGCAGCGGCGGAGATGCGTCCGCCAATCTCCCGGCCGGCCAGCAGCGAGTCAGCCACTGGAATGATGTGCCCAGGAAGCGGAATCACACCCTCCATGCCCGTCTTGAAGGTGACAGTCCGGTCCAGATTGTTGCTCAGGATTGCCCACTTGCCGCGGCGCTGGGCCTCGGACGCCCGAGTGCACCCGATGGCGCTCAGCTCCGTTGGCCGGTCACCATATCGCCGCTGAAGATCCAGGTCGGCGAACGGAATCACATCGGTGTCATAGTTGTTGGCCGGGTTGTCATAGCTGACCAGGGCCCGGGTGTACCGGGTCTTCGCCGAGGCACTGCCATACGAGAACTTCCCGTCGATGACGTTCGCCCGGGTAAAGACGTAGTCGAAGTCTTGGGCCCGCGGCATGTCGGCCTGCATGATCAACTGGCCCTGCGCCCAGTAGGTCATACCCCGGTAAATGCCGGAGATGTCTCGCAGCAGCGTCCAGGCATCGGCCTTGCCCTGCAGGTTCATGTCACACAGGAAGCGCGGCTCGGTGCCGCCCAGGCCATTCGGCACCAACTGATCGCAGTACTGCGCGATCCGGTACAGCTCCCACTTGTCGACCATGAACGACTTGATGCGTTTGCCCAGGCCGAAACGGTCTTCGGTGCAGACGCCGTAGGTGATCCAGGCCGGGTTATTGGTCCAGGCCTGTTTCATCGTCCCATCCCAAGTGCCGGTGTAGGTCCTGGCGATTGGGTCGTAGTTGCTCGGCACCTGCCACTTCCGAGCCCTGCAATCCACGGTCACGGCCGGAATGTTGGTGAACTGCTCGGCGTCGAACTCGATGTATAACAGCGCGGTGGTCGGATAGCGCAGCTTTGCGTCGATCACCTCGGTGTAGCCGGCGATCAGCATGGTGTCAGCGATCTTGTTGCTGTTCTGGTTGGGTGTGATACGGCGGACGCGGATCTGCCAGCCGGTGGTTGCTTCGGGCAGATCAACGCGGATAGATCGCTCGTACCGCGTGGTTGTCTTGCCGTCTACAGCATCTGGATAGACCTGCTGATACGATCCTCCATCGGTAGCCAGATCGATCGCATAATCGATCCTGTAGCCGACGATGTTGCCCTCATCATCCTGACGCTGCAGGGCCGGCCAGGCAAAGCGCATACGCACGGCCGAGAGCTGGGTATTGGTGATAGAGCGCACCCACGGCGAATCACTGCGCAGCTCAACGTTGAGCGTGGTTTCGTTCTCGACCGACGGGATGCCCGGGACGTAGGTCTGATCCACAGACCCGGGCCGCCAGTCCCACTTCACGTTCGGGAAGTTGTAGTTGCCGCTGGCATCCCGGATCGGCGTGTTGTCCAGGTAGATGCTGTAGTCGGTGGGGGCTTCGTCGAATTCACCCTCGCCCACGGCGATCAAGATCTTTGCCAAGTTGGTCGAGCGCAGACTGTCCCGGGCTTCGGTTGGCGACTTGGGCTTGCTGCTGCCGCCTTTCTCGCCATGGATATCCATCTTGCGTGCTGCGTCCATACTTTCCTCCAGGAAAAAAAAACCGCCTCATGGGCGGTCTGTGTATCTGTACATAGTGGATGAAATGCCAGTAACGCCATGGCTGTGCCCGGTAGTAGCGTTACGCCTTCAAAAACCAAGGAGCGGTCATGTCAATCAGAAGCCTTGCTAAGAACCTTCCGAAGGATCCAGATAACGCAGGCTGGGTATTGGGCTGGGGCGTTGTGCAAAGCTCTCCATGGCAATTCATCGACATCTACGCCTCGAAGGATGTGGCCGAGACTGCTGCGGAGGCTCATGGCCCAGGATATCGAGTCGTATACGGTTCTCACCGGCTGGGCACC